TTCAGCGGAAGCACGACCTCCTTGTCCTTGCCCTCTCCGATCCTGGCAAATGTTTCCCCGACCACAAGGGCCCCTTTCTGCAGATTTTCAACACCGAGCGCCACAGTCCTGAGCGCCGCGGCCGCGGCTATCGAACGTATCCCCTGGCCGATGGTAAAGGGATTCAGAAGAAGTGCGACACCCGTTGCAAACAGGGAGTCCGCGAATGCCTTTATCATGGTGGCGACCATGTTCTTGACCGTGTCCTTTATCTTCCTGCCGAATGACCCGGTCGTTTCATACATATTCGCGAAGGCATCGACCCAGGTCGTCGCCATCAGATCGCTCATGTCCCTGCCCGTGGCCCCCAGCTGCTCGAGGGATGCAATCAGATTCCAGGTCTCGTCCTTCAGGTTTTCATGGGCCTCGGTCGTCCTGTCTACCTTGGGAACATACAGGGAAAGAAACTCCGACATGGTCCGCATGGGCGGGAAATAGCCGGCAACATAGGTATCCGCCAGATCTTCGGTCGAATTCTTCTGATCATCCTGCGCCCCGGTCGTCTCCTCGATCTTTTTCTTCAGTCCCTCCTGCTCATCCTGCATCTCCTCGAGGACCTTATTCGTTTCCTCAGCCCCTTCCTTCAGGGCCTTATTATTCTCGCGCTGCTGACGAATGGCTTCGGCCGTCTGAAGCGTCGGCTTCTCCAGCCCGGCCATGACATCGGTGGTCTCGGTTATTTTCCCGTTCAGTGTCTCGAGCGCGCTCCTCATCTTCGTGGCCTCGCCTCCGAACTTCTCACGCAGCTTTATCAATCCTTCCAGTACCACGACCATCGATTTGAGAATTGCCACCTTTACCAGGTTGAACGCCTCCTGGGCGAAGAACGCGAGCGAGTTCCAGGTGTTGATGAGGAAAGCCGCCACACTGTCCCAGTTCTTGATCAGGAGCATGGGCAGCCCGATAAATGGAGCGAACGCGGTAATCAGGTATGTTACCCAGTCCGGGGTCTTCATAATCCAGTCCCTGATACCCTCGAATACTTTCGTGAAGAAGCCCTTCACCCTGTCCCAGTTTTTGATCAATATATAGGCACCCGTAGCCAGCAGTGCTACTGCTGTAACGATCGCGAGGATGGGGTTCGCGGACATGACGGCATTAAGGGATACCATCGCAATCTTCAATGCCTGAAATGTTTTGATCGCCTTTCCCACGATAAGCAGCAGCGGTCCGATCGCCGCGGCTATGCCCACGACCGCCAGGATCAGCTTCTTCGTCCTGTCGTCCATGTCATTGATCCTCTGGACAAAACCGAGCGCTTTCTCGAGAAAGTTCTTTATCGCCGGCATCAGAAACTCGGCAAACTCCCGGGTCAGGAGCCCCACGTTGTCTTTCAGCGTGGAGAATATGCCGGCAAGCGAGCCCGCCTGCTCCTCGATCATTCCCGCAAACTGCCCGGTGCCGGTGGTCATGTTCGTGAGGGCCTCGTCCACGTCCTCGAACGTCACTTTTCCCTGGGTGATCATGGCGAAAAGCTCATCTTTTGTATAACCCAGCTGATCTTCCAGCCCCTGCAGGATCGGGACCCCGGCCTCGGTGAACATGTTCAGCTCTTCCAGTGAGACCTTCCCCTTTGCAGCCATCTTGCCGTATGCGATAACCAGCCGGCCGAGGATCTCCTCGTCCCCCATTGCCGCGTTCCCCAGGTTCCTCATCTTCTCGACGATGTCCTCCGACTGAATCCCGAAGGCCAGAAGCCGCTTCGATCCCTCAATGAGCCCGGGCAGCTGAAAGGGAGTCGATGCCGAGAATTCCTCAATGTCCTGCAGCAGGTCCTGTGCCTTCTCAGCGCTCCCGAGCATCGTTTCAAACGCTATTTTATGCTTCTCCATCTTGGCCGCGGACACCAGGGCAGCGGTACCGATCCCGGCGATCGGCAGGGTCACGAACATGGTGAGCTTCCTGCCGGCAGCTGTAAGGCTCTGGCTTACCTTCTGCATCTTCTTCTGGGCTGAGGTCATGGACCTGTCGAACTTCGTGGTATCGCCCAGAAGCTGAACTATGAGGTTTCCCAGGATATTGCCGCCCATTATCTGCTCCAGCGCTTCTTTCCGCCCATGATCAGGCTCAGTTTCTTCAGGTCCGGTTTGGCATAATCAGGCTTTTTTCCAATCCTCAATCTTCCCTCCGGAGGTATGTTCCGGTAATAGAGCGCCACCTGCTTGTAACTCATGCTGTACAGGATGTACTCCCGGGTGGCCCAGGGGTACCAGTGGCCCATCTCACAGAACATCCTGCCCAGGTGCAGCTCGACCTTCTCGGACGTTTTTACTTTTTTTTTAGACCCCCGGCCTCGCCGCCGAACTCCTCCATCACCAGCTCGATAATCACGTTCATGAGCGCGAACTTCTCCCGCAGGGTGAGCGAATCAAACCATTTATCGTCGTATTTCCTGTTCGAGGCCTTCAGGGTTTCGGTGGTCACTTTCTGCATCAGCTCCACCATGTCCCTGATGTTTTTACCCTCTCCGCCCTTGTATCCCTTGTTCAGCGACTTGCCGTCCGTGTCGACGATCTTCGTGAGCTCGATCAGCTTGTCCAGGTTCTCGGCAACCTCCAGGAACACATTGAACGGAATGACCGTGACGTCGATCTCCTCTTCCCGGATCCTGACGACCTGTCTCGGAGGCCTCAGATCGGTCAAATCGTGTATCTTTACATCTTCACCCAATTCGTTACCTCCAGTCGAATGTCATTCAATGTCACTCGATGTTACAGAGTGTTACGCCGCCTGCTCGTTATAGATCTCGAACAGCTGATCCCCCGCGTCCCTGGTGCTGTCCGGGATACCGATGATCTGGAACTGGAGCTCCGCAGGGTCCTCCCCCTCGTCCGGCTGCAGGGGTAAGTTCATTCCCGTATCCACGTACGCCTTGTACACCGTCAGCCTGAGTATCTTGCCCTGGTCGTCTGTGTTCGTCAGCCTGACCACCACCGTGGAGATATCGAGCTTGCCTCCGGACGTCAGGGTCTTCGATGCGTTCGGCGTGTAATCGTAGTCGATGGTGAGATTCTGCACGATGGTCGTGAGGTTCGTGGCCTGGGCAACGTCCTGCAGCACGATCCCGTACCTGCCGGTGACCGGGTCCTTGACGATGTCGTAATCGTCGTTCACCGTGAGCGCGTCGTCCACGGAGCCGGTTACGCTGTTGATCGTGGGCTGGGTTCCGTCACCCATCTGGTTTTCGATCTCATACAGGATGTTCACGTCCCAGTTTCCGGACGCGAGCACCTGCTCCGCTCCCTCCACCGCTGCCGCGGCGACCTCGGAATACTCGTCGATGTCCCCACGAAGCACCTTCCACTTCTCCGGATCGAACTCCTGGAACGATCCGGTGACCAGGACCCGCTGCTTCCGCAGCTTGTGCACCTCGGCCGCGTTGTCCGCGCCCAGGACCGCCTTGGTGAGCTCCTCCTGAAACACGACGCTCTTTGCAATCCCGAAATCCTGCAAGGAACCGACGCTCGCGCCGATCTCCACCTTGCAGGACCCGAAAATGATCGCATTCTCGTTCTGTACGCTCGTCTGATATGGGTACCCCATTTCATGCCTCCAGATAATTGATTTTAAAATCCAGCGGTATGTGATACGACTTTGTTTCGCTCTCGTATATGATCAGGGAGTTCAATTCAACTCCCTGCTTGATCCTCACCCCTCCCTCGCCCCCCATGGTGCCTTTGAAGCGCTGGATCATGCTGCTCAAAATGCCCGCTATTTCCAAAGCCTCGTATTTATCCTTTGCATGTATGGAAAACTGAAACCGCGGGGCCCGCGCCGGCACGCTGTGGAGCGGCGGATCCGATATCTTCGAGAAAACCAGATAGGGATACTGCTCGCTCTGGGGAGCGTTCACGTAGTGGATACGCCGACCGACCCTGTTGGTCAGCTCCGCGGTATCCTTGAGATAGGTGTCCAGCGCCTGCTCCACCGTCATTATCCGGCCTTCTTTATCACCGATTTATAAGTATTCCTGATGTTTCTTCTTGCAATCGGCGCCCTTTCGTCGAACGCCGGTCTTATATACGGCTGCGGAGGATGATGCACCCCCTCCGGATACTCCCAGCCGTACTCCTGGGACGCGGGATAGTAGGACTTGTCGTCTTTTCCACCGTAGAACTCCGGGTGCCCGCCCTCGACCCCGACCACGACCCCGGTGACCCCGTCCCTGTCCTTCCAGGTCCTGGTGGTAATGGCGTTCACGAGATCCCACTCGTCCTTCGGGGCCTTCGCCTTCATGACCCGCTCAACCTCCCTGGCTTCACGCTTTACCACCGCACTGTTTTTCGAAGCCAATTCCGCGGTCAGGCCCGCGATCCGCTTCGCCAGTTTCTCAATGCCTACCACTTTCACGCTCGATTTCATGTGACCGGCTCCTTCACCAGGAGCTGCAGCTCGCGGTTTCGTTCATCCGGATTGATCACGGACAGGATCTCAAAGGTCCTGGTACCGAAAACCACCCGCATCTTCGGCACCACCCCGGACAAATACCTCATCACCACTTTTCCCGTAACCTCAGCGTTCACCTGCTGCGCTGCATAGTACTCCGCTCCCTTCAAAGGCTCGATCGAGGCCCAGGCAACCGCATAATCCTCCCAGGAATCCTCCTCACCCCAGAGGGTCCCCTCGACAAGGCGCTGTATTACAACCTGGTGTCTCAGTCGTCCCGCTCTCATATCGGTATGACCCTGTCAGGACCCAGGAGCGATTTAACCGTGCCCGGGATCTCGAAATGCTCCCTGATGTCCGTGCTTTCCCTGTTTTCGTACAGATGACCCGTGAGCAGCTTGATCGCGGTCCGGAACATCTGCGGCACGTTTTCCGCTGTATCGCCATATCCGGCGACGAACCGGATGTTCACCCCGTCCATCGGGCGGAGCGTCGTGCTCGGCCAGGTCTTTCCGTACCCGAGCGAGATCCTTCCCTTGAATCCCGCGGTGCTTACCTGGTAATCCCCGGAATCGAACGTGTACTCCGTCCCGTCCGTATCGTAATATTTGATGTGCGTCACGGACTGGAGCGGAGGAAACGGCAGATTGAAAGGGATATCGGGAAAATTGTCCAGAAACAGGTCCCAGACCTGGGTAATGTATGCCCTGTTCTGATACCCTTCACAGCTCTGCCTTGCCGTTTCGATGAACCCGGAAAGAACCTCATCCTCCATGCTGACCGGAGACCGCTTTATCACGATCACCCCGAACTCGCAGGCGGAACCCGCGACCGTGCCCAGGGCCCTGATGCTCTGTTTCGATCCCGTATACGCGAGCTCGTAGACCGCATCGTCGTTTTCCTCGGTTACCTGGTCAAAGGCGCCGCCATCCACGTCGGACCAGGCCGCACCGTCATACTCCTGCAGTTTCACGTCCACGGATCCGCCGGCGCCGCACGCTCCTGCTGAAAAAAGCACCAGTACCGTGTACCCGGCCACCTCCACCTCGGAGCCTGCCAGGGAATAATCCGGGGCGATCGTATGTGAGCCCGCGGCTATGGTCTGCTCTGAAGAGAGCACGTCGCCGAGGCCTCCGGAATCGATACGGAGGTGGTCCTTCACTTCGCTCAGCGTCACCGGCTCGATCGCCGGCGGCGTCACCAGTTCAAGTTCCATGGTCAGCGGTAGTCCTTTCCCGTAATCTTTGCCGCGTTCTCGAGCTGCGGCTTTACTGCAGTCTCGAGCTCAGGGCTCTTTCTTACCGGATGATTCCGGTCACTGCCCGGGATCCTCGTCCCCTTCCGCTTCCTCGATGGCTTTCTTGATTTCCGCAATGAGCTCCTCCTTGTCCATGTTCTCGGCATCGTCGATATCCAGCCCGGACTTCTCGGCCAGGTCAAGCAGCTCGTCGTCGGTCATCTCATCGAAATCCGGCTCCGGATGGTTGTCCTCGTCCGTTTTGTCCCCGGACTCCTGCTTTTCCATGATGGAGAGAATGAGGTCGTCCCGGCTCATCGATTTGCATTCGTCCGGATCCAGACCGGCCTCCTCCGCCCGAGCGAGCAGCTTCTTGCGGCTCAGCTTTTCCAGATCCGTTTCAGGGACCAGCTCCTGCTGCTTCGTCTTCTCGTTCGATTTCCTGGAACCTGATTTCCCTTTTGCACCAGTCGAAGGGGAGGCCGTACCAAGCTTCTCCGCGAATCCGCCCTTTATCAGGTCTTTCGCCTGCTCCTCCGGAAAATCAGGAGTATCGCCCGGATAATGGTTCCCCTCCGGTCCACACATCAATGTTTTCATTCTGACTCGCATGGATTACTCCCTTTTGTGCGACGTCGCACACTTTATTTTTAAAGCCTTGTTACTCATAGTACGATACTTCGAGTACGGCCGAGGCCTGCTCCTCGATAAACTTCACGGCCGAAAGGTCCCCCAGGTACCAAAAAGGGGACCCTGTCGCAAGCTGTATACCGACAGTTGTCGTGGGACTCGTGCCGTCGTCCCTGAAACGGACATTCTGGCCGGTACATACGATGAGCGCTCTCTGGGCCCCGGCTGGGACGGTCAGTGCGGCTGCCGAACTCAGGCTCGTTATGTGCTGATGACCCAGCGGTTTCATAATCATGCCGGCCTCCTACGATGACGCCGTGATCCCCACCCCTTCGAGCGCGGCGAGAATCGCGTTGATTTTCGTTCCGAGCGCATTCAGGGCGGCCTCGGCCTCCTCGTCGTCGAAAGAGTCGCTGAGCGCATGCGCGGTACTGGCGTCGGCGATATGGGAAGCCTGGGTCCCGTCCGCGGTGATTTTCCCGCCCGATTCTACGTCGATCTCCCCGCCGTCCGCCACGACCTGCGTGTTTCCGCCTTCTTTCATGTACACCTTGGGTTGATATGTTCCGTCTGCCATGGTTCAGTCCTCCTGTGGCAATCGGGGAGAGAGCGAGCTCCCCCCGATGGTATTTTTCACTGCTTCCTTACGCCGTGCCCTCGGCCGGGCTCACATGCAGCTCGGTCGTGATCGTGTCCGCCACGTTGTTGTCGACGGGCTTCTTTTTGGGCCCGTACTGGATATACCAGGCCATTTCCTCCGTGTTGTGCGACGCGTCCTTGTCGACCACGACCCTGACGTATCTTTCCTGAGGCCGGTAGACATCGATCACGAAGATCTGGTTGTCGTCGTCGTCCGCAACGGTAATCCCCGTTCCCTCGAGGTCCGCGGCGTCCGACAGGTTCGATGCCGCCCCCTGCTGTGCCTTTATGGACGTGACCGCCGAGCCCGCGATATCGCCGAACTTGACGACCATCAGAACGCCCTCGTATCCCTCCATATCGAGCGTCGCTCCATTGCGGTCGGCTGACGCTTCGGCATGATCAAGCGCGGAGGTTATCTTTACATCCTTGCTCAGGTTCATTTTTCATCTCCTTATACAGATTTTTTACCTGCTCCCCCATCGAATGGGGGAGCAGCGGTATACCGTTTCGTCCCCGCCTATCCCAGCTTCACGCGGACGAACGCTTCCTCGAGCACGGGCATCGCGTCCGACTCCATGCGCCCGATGATGCCGGTCTGGTTCGTTTCGGCGTACAGCTCAGACAGCCGCTGGAACTGCATGTCCAAGGCATCGACTATCCAGTAGAAACTGAAATCGCCGAGGATTCCCACATACAGCCCCGTGGTGAAGGTGTTCGGAGCGTATTCGCTCATGTGTACCGGGAGGTTCAGTATCCGGTCAGGCTCACCCGCACGCACGCTCTCACGCCAGATATACTGGCCCTCGCCGTCCTTGAGCTTCGCGATCTGTTTCACCCCGTCACGATGGAATATCCATCTCGCGGTTCTCCAGTACTGCTCCTTCAGGGTGTACTTCGCCTCGATGAGACCGTCGAACGTGATGCTGGTCTCGGTGTTCCCGGC